TTCCTTTTGACATACATCTTCAGAAAGAGTATCAATGATTTCTATTTTATGATTTTCAAAACCATACTTTAAAATAGAATTACTAAGTAGAGGTTGTCCTCTAGCTTTAGTATTTTTATAATCGTTATTTCTCTTTAACCATCTCCAAGTTTGTCCTATATAAACTCTATCTGAAGGAGATGTAATTTTATATATTACTGGCATCACAACATATTTAAAATTTTATTAGCAGCGTTATTAGCAATTGTATCCATTGGGTGAGAAATATACTCTTTAGGAACTATTTCTTTAATCCAATCAGGAGTATTGTTTGTAAAATAACTTCCTAGTCTTGAATTATCCCACTCTTCTTTAATAATCAATACTATTTCTTCTTTTGTAATATTTTTCATTTTGTTATAATTTTAAATTAATAATGTTATAATTTGCTTCTGTTTTGCTTACCCCTTTTATTGCCATTTTTGGTTTTTTCTATAAACGTTAATGTTTTACCTATCTCCTGAAAAGGCTTCCATTCAAATCGATATAATTTGAAATCCTCTTTAAATCGATTATCTGCCTTCTTACTTATCAAATCCTCATCTTTGTATTCGAGGAGTTGTTTTAAAGAAATGATTTGGTAGTCTTTGCGTTCAGCTAACACTGTCACTCTTAAAGACTTGTGAGCATCCTTTGCTCTCTTTCCTTGCTCATCTCTAAATTCCAACCATCCATCCCACAAACGTCCTACTGTATATGAGAACATACCCGTTTCTTTTATTTCATTATTCATATTTTTAATAGTTTACATATAAAACGAAATTCATTTACGGATTTGCATTCACCATTATAATCAGGATATTCAGAATCTTCTGCTATTTTTATTTCATGAGTTACACCATTAAAATCCAGAAATCTTCCATCCTTCTTAAAATAATAGAAGTTATTATTGATGTAAGGATTCTGTCCTATACAAGTCCATCCTTCAGCTTCTATTTGCTCTTTGGTGAGATAGGGAGTTCTTAGATACTTAAGAGTTAAAGCTATCTCAGCTCTTTCAATATGATCAATTCTCTGTATACATGTAAATACCCATTTATCTTCTTTTCTGTCAGCTGTAGCAAGAGCATTAACTTCACACTTATAACCAACTCTAAGATCCTCTATATCTGGAACAAAATATTTATTATCCATTCTTTTCATTTTGCGTTTTTTATTATGTTTAATTTTTCTTGATAAATGTTATGAGCGTCTATCTCATTATTAAAATATCCTAAAAATGATTTTTTACCATTAATTCGTATTTGTGACACCCATACATTTTTCTCCTTATTCCAAGATACTCCAATACATGAACTAGTTTTTGGTATATTTTTTACATTTCTAAGATTTTGTTTTATGAACTTAACATGTTCAGTATTTTTAGCTTTCTCTTGTAATACTGAGTCTATATATCTAAATCCTATAGAAACATCATTTAAATTAAGTCTATGTCTTAAATGACTAGGATATATAGAATTTTCTCTAGCTGCTTGATTTACTGAATCATAGATTAAATTATCTGATAATCTCATTACTCTGTGTAATATTTTTGGAAGATATTTTTGTTTAGTCTCTTCAGATACAGTTGCTCCTATTGTACTACTTTCTCCTGATTCTGGAATCAAATTAGCCCAGAAGATATCATTTACTACGTTCCATAATTTAGAATAATATAGACCTTTTTCTCTAAGTTCTTCTCTTGAATGCGTTTCAAATAATATAGTAGTTTTAATAGTTCTGGCTCTATATTTATATTTTCGTACAACTCTCAACCAATACTTCCCACTACCTTTATATCTAAAAGGATTTCTAGAAGTTGTTCCTAAATATTTAAGCCCACAAGGAGTTTCTTTTATATAAAGAAATAACAGTTTATTTTCCATATAATCAATTGTGTGTTTTTACATGACACTCATCGCATAGAAGAGCAAGAGATATACTATCACAAAACAATCGTTTTACAAATCCTGGTAAATCATCAAAAGAATTCAATACTCCACATTCAATTTTATGATGAACTTTAACCTTCTCTGCATCAAACAATTTATGACAGTTTTCACATCGATATGACCATTTTCTACGTTTATTTGTACCTATATAAGGAACTCTATTTCTATCTTTACAAGTCTTTATAGGAGGATACCATCTACTCTTATTTCTAAGACCAGCTCGTATCATTCCAAAAAATGCAGCATTAGTCATTGTACCATCAGCAAACGGTTTTTCTTTTAAAATCTTTCCTTTTTTAGCCATCTCTAATTAAATTAATGATACCCAAAGATAATAAAATCTCTGGGCATCATCAACTCTAACTTATTTAATTATAGATACTCTTTTAGAAAGAACAGTATTTATTTCTCCAAGACATGAGATTATAGAACTTGCACTTTCTGTAAATAACTTAGGAACATTAAATGTATGTCGTTTTACTTCTTCAGCATAACTAGTAGCTACATGTTCCTCAATATTACTCATGCATTTCTCTTCAAAAATGTCTCCAAGGTCACTAACATCAAATGCATCATCGTCCAGTATGTACTTTTCTTTCTCAGGAAGAGTCATTGCAAAGAACCATCGACAAACTCGAAGTTTTCCTACTTCTCCTTCTGGAACAGCTAATACATCCATTGGATTAACAATGCTAAGAATAGGTGTGTCTCCAAATCCACTGTAATCATATTCTTTACTGGCTTGATGAAAACCTTTACTACAGCTAACTGTATTATTGTCATCTCCTTCATTCCTTGGCATACTTATTACTTCTCCTACTTTATAAGAATAAGAATGTGTTTGAGCATCTGTATAACTATTCTCCTTCATATTAGGAAGATTTTCATACAAATCCTTAAGATTACCAACTTTTATCCAGAAAGGATTGTCTTCTTTAGGAATTTTTTCATCTGTAACTAATCTGTATTCTCCTAATCGAGAGTATACATCGAAAATAGCTGGTTTCTTTTTCCATACAGCTTTTACTTTATTGTGTGTATTAGAAATAAAATCAACCAAATCTTTGTCTTTAGATGTATTCTGACTCACCACTCGTCTATATGCATAGAAATTACCATGTTTATCAATCTTGAATTGATGTTTTGACAGGAACAAGTAGAGATCTTCTGCACTCTGGGCATTAGGATTCAAGCAGCACTTTAGCCAAAATTTCTTTAATGCTAAGAATTCGTCAGTGATCGTTACATTTAATCCTTCATACTTGGCAAATAAGCTAATGAACTTTTCTAGTAAGACTTTAGGGATACTCCTATCAATCCCTTTTAGATAAACAGCATCATCTATCACTTTAAAATCAGGACAGTCTTTCAAAAGGTCTACTCCTTTGAGTATTGCTTTAACTTGCTCAATCTCTTTCTTTACCTTTTCTTTCTTGACATCATCAGCCTTCTTCTCCCTAATCTGTTCCTGAGGAATGAATAGATCACGAATAGCCTGTTCTGTCTCTGCAGCTTTTACCTTCTCGAAGAATTCCCTGTCTACACCAACCTTTGTAAGAATAGTTCCATCTCTAAGGATAACGTTGATAACATTGTTGATAAGTTTTGCTGTTTTGTAAATAGTAGCTGGGGGAGGAGGAGTCTTCTCTATTACTTTCTCACTCTCAACAAATTTTTGAAGTTTCTCTTTAAACTCTTGAACAGCTTCTTCAGAAATTAGTTCAATTACTATTTCTGGTCTAAGTTCTTTTTCTACAATCTCAGCAAGTTCAACTAACTCTTTAAGTTTAACTTCTTGCTCAGGAGATAGTTCAGCATCTAATAACACTACGTCTTCAGAAATAGGTTCATCAGTGTATCTTATTCCTAAAGATCCTGTACGATTCTCTTGATCTGTATACAAATAGTCGTAAGGTCTTGACTCATCAATTGTCACACTAGGTCTTTCTTCTGTTATCTCCTTCAACAATTCAACATCCTGAGGAGGAATTGTTCTTGGTAACTGCTCATCAATTGTAACACTCTTTTCAGAATCTGTAACGTTTTCTTCTGGATCTATGTGGATAGTTATATTACCAGATGTTGAAATCGCTTTTATGTTATGACTAGCCTCTCTATTGGATGAATTTTTAAATAGATCAGGTGTGTCTAACATCTTCTGGAGCAACTGGTTTCTCAATCTCTGCTCTTCAATCTTTAATAGTTCAAGTTCTTTGTCTCTTTCAGACTTGAACCAATCTAACGAAAATAAACTCATAATTCTTTGGTTTTTAAATGTTTATACTGCTTGTTCTTGTAATTCTTGTAATACTTCATCAGTGAGTGCTTCATCTTCTTCAAGATCGTCCTGCTCAGGTAGATCTTCTTCATCCTCAACTATTGTATCCAATACAATAGGATCAGGATTCATAGAGATCTTGTAATTATCCAGGTTGACTCTTTGTTTGTGATACTTAAACATATCTACGAGTAGCTGATGAGTCTCTTCAGCATCAAAATAAGTGCTTCTGTAACTGTACCCATTTTCAATGCTTTGTTTCAATACAATGTTTAGAAACTTTAGCTTATCTAACAATTCTTTGATACTTAGATATGTTGAATAAATAGAAGGATCAAACAATTGATGTTCCTGGGCCACTTCAAGCATTGCTCTGAATATAGAATCACTAGAATTGTTATAATGATCTCTCTTATAATCTTTCAACTCTTTCAGTTTGTTATAAAGAGTAGTAGAGACAGTTTCGATATGAGATAGTTTACTAAATACATGTTTCTGCTCATCTATCAGTCCAGCGATAAGATAGGCTGTGATCAGACGTTTGAATGGCATATTGTTACCTTCCATAAATTTGTCATAAGATATTAAATTGTGAATGTCTAATGTTTTGACAAGTTTCATCTCCCTGTCAGAGAATGCTACATACCTAAGATTTATCTTAACCCTATTCGTAATCTTATATAAAGGATCAAGTAGATCTGCATCATCATAAGAAGTATAAACAGTAAGTCCTTTAAACTTGTGAAGATCTTCTAGGTCCAGGGTAATAGGTACAAGCTTTGAACTCTTGTCACGTACTTGTTTCTCAAGGCGTGTACAAATCTTTCCAAAGATCTGTCCTTTAAGTTTAGTCCTTCTGCCCCCTCCAGTGTATATCCTCTTCTTCTTTCTATCATCATGCCAGCTCTTAGGGATTTCGATTGCATCGTAATCCTTAAATTGACTAATGTAGATTTGCTGAAGAGTCTGATACTCCACAATAATCTTTCTCCACAAATGCTTAGGATATTTGTGAAGTGAAAGAAGTACATGATAGTTATCAGTATTAGTGCTGTGACGATTACCTAGAACAAATGGCCTGGTTTTCTTTACAAAGTAAGAATTACTTGCATAGATACTCTTCATATATTCTCTCTTGTTACCTGATACTTTATCAGTAAATAGATAATAATGAATGTTATCTACATTATTAGCCTTTACAGCTTCATTAATTTCAGTAACCTTACCATTACGATAGACATAGTTTGCTCGATACTCTTTCAGAAGATGTGCTTTATGATTAAAGACATTCTTCATATCAATATACTTCATCCCTTTATAAGTAGGAATTGAAACAGATTTTGTAGTAAAAGGCATTAATGTAGCTATGTCATAATAACGACCTTCTATTACTACATGTCTTACCTTTGTATCATAATACTGAAAGATAGAATTGATATCATCTGTATAAACAACTTGCTCATTATACTTATCAACAAAATAATCAGCTACCTGATGAATCTTATTAAGAATAGTCTGCTTGGCTTCAGGGGTATATCTCAAAGCTTCCCTGTTAGGAACAGGAAACAACCCATCTGTCAGAGTGAATCTCAATCCTATAGGAACATTGATCCTATCAATACCCATCTTAATAAAATCAAGGGGATAGTAAACATTATCCAGGCAAATATGCATACTCTGATCTTGTGACATGTCAGAAAATTGAAAGTGCTCACTGCGATGAATGTTGTAATCGTTAGATACATATCCATCACAATTGAAGAATACACTTTCAAAATAAGCCAATTGTTCTTTGATCTTAGTAACAAAAGAGTATCTGTCACCAGATTTGATAGGCATAATAACTTTAACACCATTAGGCTGGTCTGTCTCTTGCTCAGATAAAGGATCGATAGAGTTACCATTCTCTCCTTCATACATCATATACTTACGTTCCATTCCATCTTTCCTACAGATGAAGTAGAAAGCAGAGGTATATGCCAGGGGACTCTTGAATCCCAACCCCATCATTCCCAGAGCATTAGCTTCTGTACGAGCCAGACTCTTTCCATATTTACTAATGATATTTTTAATATCATCAGCATCCAGCCCAATACCAAAATCCTCTACAGAGAATTCATAATTGTACTGTTCATTACGTATCAGTGAAACTACAATTGGTTTGTCAACTCCAGCTCTTCTATGACTATCCAGGGCATTGCTTGCCAACTCCCTAATAGGAGAACCAATCTCATCACTATAGAGATTTTTACTTAACATCTGCATAATCATCTGTGCAGAATCTAAGTCTAGCCCCATTGCAATTGTGTCACTCATTTCCCCTTCTACGAGGACATCAGCTTCTGTTTGTTTTTCTAGAATCATTCTCCTTCTTTGTTTATTATGAATATGATTTTTGTTCTTTAATTAAATCTTTTCTCCATTGTTCTTCACCTTCAGGTACTTTTCCCCCATACATCCTGAGATAATGATCTACAGTTACCCAAGTAATACCATTATTACAATCATGATGTCTTATCATGTCTTCTAAGGCATCTTGGGCTTTATCTTCTGATATTTGCATACCATCTACTTCTGATGATGTGAAATCAAGAGTTCCCCATTTGACACTCTCCAGTTTGTATTGTTCGAACTCTGCTAAGAGTTTTTCATACATTTCTTGATAATCTAACATTTTAAGGATTTATTATATCTAACCATTGTATTTGTTCATTATTAGTATCGTGTAAGATCTTGTTGACCTTTCTAAATACTCCTTCAGGATCCCATTCACTTCCTGAATATGCAGCACTGGCAGGATGAGAGACTTCAAATGTCCAGGTAAATGGATCGATGTACCTCTCAATATTTGTAGCTTCTTTTCCCAGCATTACAATTGGTACCCTGATAACATCGAACACTTCCTGAAACAGATATTTCATAAAGGGTTCCCATATCTCATTATGAGATCCTGGTTTGTTAGCTTCTACAGTGAGACCAGCGTTTAACATCAGCACTCCCTGTTTAGCAAGATAGCTCACATCTGGTGTATTACTATGATTCATCTTTAATCCCTGATGTAAGTCAATCTCAATTCCTCTGTAGAATTTATCTAATGATGGTTGTACATAGTTAGTAATACTGCAGCCCATCAATAACCCATCAGCAACAGGACTATCATCTCTGAAGGTGTGATACGGACACATCCCTACCAATATTGCTTTAATCTGATCGTATGGAGTCTCAAGAAAACACCTGTAGGTGTTAAGTGAAAGCGGGGCTATTTTTTTACCCCGCTTTGACTCATTCTTAAGAAAATCATAGATCTTGTCACACTCCTGGCTCTCAACAAAAGGTTTAAGTTTTGGATGCCAGCTCTCATGAAACTTGTCTTTGAAATTTTCCCAATTCATAATTTTACACTTTTGATTTTAAATACTCGATTATATTAAGAGGTTCTACATATTCCTCAAATATTGATGAATGATGATGCATGATAGGTATTTCTTCAAGTACATACCAAGTTCTGTTATTCGTACCTTGCAGAGTAATTGAATTCTCAATCACTTCCTTTATAGTATAGATTTGATTTACTATAGGAATGTGATGTGGTTTAACATTCATTGACACTACACCTTGTTGTATACATCTGACTTTCATAGGAATAATCCATCAAGTTTAGCAATCATCTCATCTTTAAGTTTCTTTGTAGAGAAACTAAATGTCTCAACATCCATCTTATTCCTGGATGGACAATAATAGATGTTGATACTTGTATTACCGTTAGGTATATATCGTTTGATGGAACTCTTGATCAAACGAACATCATTGATTTTGATAAACGTTGCAGCCATTTTATTGATAATCTTTAAGTTGTTGAAGTCTTGGATCGATGATAATTGCCTCTTCGATAATATCTGCAGCCAAAGTTGCAGCAGCCATATGATCACTTTCAGCTATGTCACTGAAGAACTTGTGAGCAGCCATGTGATCCTCCATCCAACGTCCTGGATTAATACCACCAATGGCAAACGTTGTATGATTGTAGAGCTCCCAGAGACTACCAGGAGATTTGTAATCATGTGTAGGTTTGTCTAGCTGACGTTTAATGATGTTCAATTGTGTAGCTTCAATAAACTGTTCCTCGATATACATTCTTCCCATATACTCTGCAGCTTGTCTTCTGTTGACTTCGATGTTCTTCATCTTGTCACGTTCTCCTTGTAAGCCTTGGAATATTTCCCCAGCATTCTTAATATAATCTGCAATCCTTTGTGGAGCCAGGGTCTGAATATCACCCATATGTTTCTTTCTAAAGGAATCAATATTTCTGAATGCTATCATACCGTTCTCACATACTAGCACCATAGCACCAATAGAGAATTTTAATGGTAAGCTTTTGTCATAGCTGTTCTGAAACATAATCTGCAAATTCATCTCATTATCTGAGACTGTATTAATGCTGAATCGTCCTGTAGCTACCTGTCCATACTTGGCTGAGGTATATACTTCTTTCTCAATGTTGAACCCTGCCTGGGCAATTCCTTCTAATGTCAAATCTATAAGCTTTTCGTGCTCTACAGGCTTATAAGTGTTTGTTTCTAAAGGAAGAGGAGTGCCTATTAACAGCTCCTTTGTTGTTGTGTAAATAACGCCTTTCATTTTTGTTGGTTTTAATCTTCATTTATTTCTAAATCATTGATAGCCATTTGTTGTATTTTATCCATATCATCTTTACTAATCAGTGAGATGATATTCACACCACCTACAATCACTTCATTAATGTCAAAGTCTCCACCCTCTGCAGGATGTTCGTAGGTTTGAGGATAGTATGGAGTAGCTTCATACTCTATCTGCATTTCTATATCACAATATGTGATATTTACTGATCCTGTACTCATAATGCATTATTTACTACGTCATTATAATCAGTTTCAAGAGCATCAAACTTTTCTTGAAGCTCTTCATATTTACCTTGAAGATCATCAAGTTCTGTTTCAAGACTTTCTATTTCACTTACAAGAGCAGTTATTGCATTAGTTGCCTCATCTGCTGATCTGTCTAAACTTCTGTTCTTCATATCAATTAAATTTAATCCAGTAAACAGGTAATCCTTCTTCAGCAAACTCGCTTTTTACAATTCTTTCAGCTTCAACAGGAGAAGCAGCTTCTACTTCTCTGGCATACTTTTGATGGTTGTCATCTTCATCCTCATCAGGATCAATACTCATAATTGATAAATGGTACTTCATAATTTCTCTTTAAAATAGTTAAAAACTTCTGGAATATGTTTTTTATAGTATGGCTGATTATCCATACACCATTTCTTCAACTCTTCATCTGAAGTAAATGGTTTTTGCCAAGATCCTCCTGACATTATCATGTTGAATATTGGTTCAAGTTCATCGATAAACTTTTGAACTGTCCAACCTTCCCAAACATGTCTGTTTAAATTCATAATATTTGTTTTAATTGTTAAAAACGAATGTAAATCAATTAACAAGTTGATATATGTCAATAACTTTTCGAATCTAGATCAATCAATTTTTGATATTTGTCAATCAATTGTTAAGATATGTCTATTTTTTCGAGAACATATATCATTGACTTTCTTGCAATAATGTCAAAAATTATCTGTATCTTGCACTGCACAGCCTTTCAGGGCAATGTAGTTTATCTACAGCCTTTCAGGACACATCTATGTAATTCCCTTTTGTTTTAGGATATCTTCGATGATCTTTAATCCATGAGATTTTGCAAGATCACTCCAATCTTTGATTCCTTCCTTTAAATATTCCTTAGGAACATTGCAATAATCAAACCCAAAGATCTTAGTGATTTGTTGAGAGTTTTTCACGCCAGCTATATCACTGTCAAATGATAATATCTGCTTATCAGAAACATCTTTCATGTACGTTACGTTCTCCTGGGAGAAGCATGCTATACCCTCATTCTGTACTGCTATATTATAAGGATACACTTTGTTCATTACCATGAAGTCTTTCTTACTCTTCTGAATCATTAGATTGGTGCATTGTATTCCATCCTGTCCATCCAGGGCTGTAATAGGAACATTGTTAGGAACCCATTTTACCTTTCTATCAGCAAATGGTCTGTAAATCTTCCAATGTCCATCATAGAGATAACCAAATCTAAGTTCTGTATCCTTCAATACAAACTTGCTCCTGTTAAAGAACAACTCTTTAATTGAATAGACGTTGTTAGCTTTGAGATCTTCCAGGCTCTGGTGATATTGATTCCAATATTCAAGTTCCTCATGAGTAAATCTTCGTGTAGAAGCCTGAATAAGTGAATATCTCTTCCCAATCTCTTCTGGTTGTTTATACTCCTTCACTATGGTCTTGTAATCAACATTAGATTTGGTATAGATATTCAGGCCAAAGTCCTGATCTATCTTCTTCAGCACATCATCCATTGACACCATATGATGCAAGAGCTTGACGAATGTAAAACAATCTCCTCGTTTCTCTGTATCAGCAAAGTCAATGAACGATACCCCACCTCCCTTCGTTCCTATTAGAAAAGAAGGATGTTTTTCTTCTCTAAAAGGAGAAAGGGTTACACTATTGATCCTCCAATCTCCTTTCATATAATATCTGAAGATATCATACTCAGTAATCTTATTAAGAATTGCCTGGGGGGTAAGTATTGTTCTTTTTACTCCTTGAATCATTTTTGTTTATGTTTCCATGTTTCAAATATTTCTTTTTTTCTATTAAGAAAAATAGTAGCGTCTTTGTACATAAAATTATAAAACTGAAGTATATTAGACTGTCCAAATGAACGTACATAATAACAATTAGCTTTATAATGTTTAGTTATACTTGATCTGATGTTAAATATTTCTAAAATACTCTTTAAATTTTCACAAAAGACAAGACTGCCTGCTATAGAGATTCCTGCATGATTTCTTTTATCTATATGAATACAACCATCACCATCAAAGTATCCTCTGATATAATGGTGTGCTACATTTAGAAGAAGTGTTGCTGGAAATTTTAGAGTAGAAGATTTATTAGGAGTCAGTCCATGTTTTTCCAGAGTTTTTCTAAAAATGGTGGAACTTATTTCTAGTAAATATTGATTACTTCTATTCCAATCTGTACTGCTTTTCTTTATATAAACCAGAGGTTTTGTGTAATTTAAGCATCTTCGAAAAGTTTCAAGAATTTCTTTATCTTTTTCATGCAACCCTATTCTAACTGAATTCTGCGAAGTACTTAAATTTCCATCAGCAGCTAGAAGTCCAAAGAAATAAGATTTTTCTTCATTGTCTATATTTTCAAAGAATGTTTCATTTAGTGTAAAGACTCTTCGTTTATAGATATGCCTATACTCTCTATCCTTACCATATAATTCATCGAGTAGTATACAAGTATAACTTGTTGAAATAGATAAAATTTTACTTATTTCACTTAATCCTAATCCTTGTTCCCATAAAGGAGCAACTTGTAATAGTCTTTCAACACGTTTCATTCTTTTAACTATTAATGAGTAATACGGTAAAGATAATTATAATCTATAAGAAAAACAAGGGCAACTATTAATTTTAAAGTTGCCCTTGTAAAATCTTATAGATTAATATTCTGCATCATCTGTCTGGATAGCTTTGTCGCTAGCTACTAAGAAATCATTAGCGTTATATTCTTGTAAGTCTTTTAGCAAAAATGAGTCTTTGCACCCATACTCACCTGTAAGATTAACAACAAATTTCTCATGAGCTTTCAGATCTTTCATCTTCCTGGTCCTTAAGTTTTGCTGAACTTTAGGATCATTATAATTAACCAATCTGAAGTTCTTCAAAGAATAAGGAGGTAAGAAGCCTTTGTTCCAGATACGTTGAATCTCCTTCATCTCGCCATCGATCTCTTTCATCTTCACAGTGGCAAGACAAACAATGTTTGAACACCATTCGCCATTGATCTGCTCTTCGATGTCCTTCACGTTTCCTTTCATGAGTTTTTTCCACTCAATATGCAAAGTTGTGGCAGCCACACGATAATCCAGCTCACTCAACCATATACGAAGGAAGTTATAAAGTTCCTCTTCACCATTGTAGGCAACACGATTGGCACGAGGAGGATTCTTGCCATCACCACCAACAAACCATGTAGGAAAGTCGTTAGGATCAGCAGCCCAGGTACAGGTACCAACATCATTGATATACTGTTTCTTTGTGAACTCCTTGTTCTCACGTTCTTTGTTCTCCAGGAAGAATGTGACAGGGAACTTTCCACCATCTTTGATATCTTCTAACCAGATATCAACACGCAGATAAGCATTATTCTGATCATTCAGTCCAAGATATTCAGTAGCTTTACTGTCTTCTTTCAATTCAATTCCTAAAACATCCTTGTATGCTTCTGCATCAGGATTTACACACAACACTTTTGCTTCGAACAGTCCAACATACTTAGCAAAGTTTGTTGCTACTCTTCTTTCTCCACCAATTGTACTCATTTTTTAAAATTTACTCGTTTGCGTTAAAAATCTTGTTCCATTTCTCAATTGATGTATGTGGATCAGCTACATACATATTCAATTCATTTATAGCTTCTTCAACACTTTTAAAGGCAAAAGATTTACATCCTACCCTTATGATATAACCTACGTCTAAGAAACCTATATTGATTTCGTGTTGTCTGAGCAGTTCCTTTCTTGAAGGTTTCCACTCTTTTTTCTCTTCACACAAAGGACGATCCTGAATAGGTTCAGTTGGTCTTCGTTCACCTCTCATCACTGCACCATTTGCTGCATTTTCTAAATTTGGCATAATTTCTAACTTTTTTAGTTATAATACTCGTTTACTTTATACATACTTCCACAAAAACTTCTTAAATTTTCCATTCTTATTTCTTTTAATACCATTGCTCAATGATGATTTTCTACATTTTAAGAAATTGGCAGCCTCTATTAAGGATATAAATCTCTGTATAAAATTACCATTTAGATCATATTGTTCGACTGATTTTGAAAACTTTAATTTTGTAGATTCTAAACAAGGTTTTCCTATATTATATTGAGAAAGTTTATTCCTTGTTTTAATAGATACTGTTTTACCAGTATGACCTTTTGAGATACGATCTCTTGTTTCTTGAGTCACTTTATGGTTTAACATTCTCTCAGACCTTCTTGCTCTACTTTCTATGGTAAATACTTGATTGTTATTACCATCACCACCATCTGTCATGTTTGTTAACTTGTATCCATTTTCTTTAATATGTTTAATCCAAAATATTTCTCTCTCTTTCCAATTATTAGAATTTACTTCTTCTAGTATGTCTATAAAATACTCCTTTTCTTCAGAAATGCACTTATTTAACCAATTATAGAAATATGAGGAATATCTAAATCTATCTCTATTCAAATGTTGTTTTATTCGAATATTAAAATTTTTAGCTTTACCTACATACTTAGGCACTCCAAATTCATCAGAGAATAAATATATACAACTATTTTCCATAAATTGTATCCCAATAAGTTTCAATCTCTCCAGTAGAAAGCTGTTTAGATATAAGAACTTTTCCTTTTAGTTCTGGTGATCTTGATCCAGCAACAATACTATCGTTCTGAACATCAAAATTGAGATAACGACATTCTTCATCTACTACTAGTTTAGCCAATGCTGTAACCTTTGATGCAAATATTGTCTTCAATTTACCAGAAAGAGATATTTCACTACCTATTACTTCTTCTTTACCATTATCCTTGATATATTTATCAAGAATATGAGCAGCCCATATCCTGTATGGAGCAATCTGCTTAAACAATTCAACTTGTTGCATAAACCAATATCTAGTATGCTGATAACCACCTCCATCAGGAAGAGTTAATACAGATCTCCAATCAGGATCACTAAATTCAAGTTTCTCTCCAAAATTACCATTACCAAGTTTAACTCTATTAAAGTACTTACCTATAATGGAATTCATATATGTAAGTGTACCACCAATTTCAGAAAGATTGTCGAGATCTGATACTCCATCTATCAATAGATAATCATAAGCACCTTTATTATCTAGAAGAAGTTTTCTATACTTGATATAGTTTTGATAACTTTCCCAACGTGTAGTACTCTGATCTGTATAAGTTGATAATTTCCTGGCAGCGATGTAATCATATCCTCCATTTTCAAGATCTAGTACAATCCCATTATATTTCTCTGTGAATTTTCCAAAGATTGTACCTTTTCCTGCTTTAGGAATGGAAAGAATAACTAAATCTCTTGGTGGTAATTTACTCACTTTACTGATTTCTGTTGGCAATTTAAACTCTTCTTGTTTTTCCATCATTTTCTCATTTTTATAATTATTAAAGATTAAAAATACTAATTAAAAATGTTATTTCCTAATTTTAAGGAATATATCTTGCTAAATATCCTGATAATAATCCAGCAGATTCGATATCGTTAACACTGAAATGTTGCAGAACTCTATCCTCTAAATGCCTCTTTTCATGAGCAATAGTAGCTTTCAGTCTTTCAGGATCATCGTGAGGATATATCATGATAAAACTAACTGATTTACTTAGATTGTAGAAATGGTTGCCACCATTCTTAGATTCTTCTTTTATCTCCTGGATAGTCTCGTCAAGATACTGCTTATCAGTTTTCATGTTTGTTAACTCTTCAGTTACAAAAGCTACCTGACGATCTATTGGATCATCCTCGTCTATCTCTACATATACAACATCGTAGTCATAAAGAGGAATACTAAACCTATTAACTTTCATACATATCTAATTTTAGTTTTATCAAAGAAACTTAATGATCTTTCCAGCCATCTTTTCTCCTCATCTTCATCTGTTGTAACAATATAAATTAGAGCTTTCTTGCCAGGATTATCATATTCCATAGACATACATCTGAGGATCTTCTGTGTCATGTTCTCAGCATTACTGTCAAAATAGTTAATAATCACCTTGTTTAAAGGTTTGTAAGTTATCTTTTATTTTTCTCAGATTTCTCTGAGGATCGGACTATGTCTTTATTATAAAATTTTAAATGTATTTTTAATCAATTTATCAGTTTTTTTACATCTGGATATTAGACTGTTATCACAATCTAAAAATTCACATGCTTGTTGCTGAGTATCAAAACTAAAATTCTCATTAGTATTAATATTGATAATACTTATTGATTTTCGTCTTGCTTGTCTGCATTCTTCAGAAACTATAGGTTTTATAGAACATTTCTTTCTTTCTTTAGCATTATAGACTTTGTAGTCATAGTTTATATTTATATCATATTCGTCTTTATATATGAATATAAACTTGTTTGCTTTAGTTAGATTTCTTAAATTTTTAGAAATTATTTCTTCTTTAACTTTTAGAATCTTACTTGCTGATTTAATTGTTTGAAATTCCTGTATGAAATTTTGATTAACATCTAACACAATAACATCTTTACATTTTTTTGCAATAACTCCATTAGAAATATTCTTTCTTATATTTTCTATTGCATTTGTATAAGGATGTTCAGAAAGTTTATAAATTATTGAATTCTTTAATGTTGGATTTTTAGTTTTCCAATAATTAATCCAATATAACTCTCTTTCTATACATTCTGAAAAAGTAGAAAAATTATCTTCAATGAGATGAATTGTAATGTTCTTATTTCTCTCAGTCTTCCAATTATCTTTTCTACTATGTCCTTTTTTATGATCTAAATGTTCTTTTAATCTTTGTTTTAAAGTTAATTTAGTCATCCCTACATACATAGGAATATTTAGATCGATTTCAGATGTCAAATAATAAATTCTATACATTGTACATTTATTTTTATAATACCCCCCGTTTCCACCAAATATACAAAATATTTAGTGTACTTCCTTACGGAATAGTCTCTACACACGCCCAAGAATATAAATATTCTTTGCTTGGCTCGACATTACCTTCAACATTACTTATTAAGGTTTCATCGAATTAGAGGGGTTTTAAACGGGCATAACTTTCATCTACCCGTGTTCCCAATCTTGACTACAGCCAGGTGATTTCCCTCACCTGTAGCAAATCGTTCAAATACATTCTTCTCTGAACTTTTACTATGATAGCTAGGAATACCTAGTGAATCAGCTATTGATGTGATCCCACAGAATACCAGGATTCTCTCATCAGCATACTTATGAAGGATGTCTATGGTCTTCTTTCTTTTAGCAATGGAATTCTGTATAACCCTCATTCTCATAAGACGAAGAAACTTACTGTCTTTCTCCTTATCAGTGTTTTGATTTACAGCCCATGACAGATGCCCATATCTTTCCCTCTCAGTATACATCCCTTTGGGATATCTCATCCTTGAGAATGCATCTAAAGGAGTAGATATAACAACAATTTGATAATCTGCCAGCACTCCTTCTTCTATGCCCTGATTAATAGAATATTCTCCTACCACCTTCATTCTAAGATTAGCTTTCAGATACGTCTTTGTTGCAGAAGATAATGTACCAGTAAGCCCTAGTACAAATTTGTTCACTCCTAACATCTCAATTGTCAATCTTGTTTGAGCAGGAGATATCAGGTGAATCTCATCCAGGATAATTAGATCGAATTCGTCTTCGTAATGTTTCTTCAGGGAGATGTATGTTGTAAACACTACACCTTCATTATGATAGTCACATTTATCGAAATCATCTAACCATGCTTGCCTAATCTTTGTGTCTGGATAAACAATGAGAACCGTTTTAGGTTTCATTATCCTCATTATAAGGATAGAGGTCCTGATCTTACCAAAACGTGGAGCTAAATGTAAGATACCAAACTTTCCTGTATTGAGCCAAAGATTAGCAAACTCCTCTTGTCGTAAATCTCTAAGAGGAAGGGAGCTAAATAGATCGTTCATTATTCTAAATCAATAAATAATGCAGCTGTCCAGAATAACCATCCTATGCCTATTGCAAATCCTTCGTCAGGATTATTAACAATTGAAATGTGGGGAATAAGTTCTATCTCCCAATACCATCCACGATTTTTGCGTGGGAATTCACTAAGCCATTGAAATTCCATAATTATATTTTTAAAAAGTAACTTTTGTCTAAAATACTACTATAGGTTGCCTCTGTGATCTTTGTTTTCTTAGGCAACTCTTTAAACAACCCTATCTGACCCATAAAGGCCATACCAATCCTGATGTTGTCTTCTCCATAGGAATTCTTATTAACCCTAAGACTTCTGAAGTAGTTTGCACCATACTCGTCTGTAAATTTATCAACTTTATATCCAGACTTATCTTGTACACTTGCATACCTCGAAGGATCAAATAATGTAATTACCACATCAGCATCATCCTGCGTTTGACCACTCTCTTTGAAATCTTCAAGTTGTGGTTCAACATCTCCTTGTTTAAGTCGATGGATATTACCAATCTCCCTATTAAACTGAGAGACTACCACTGGTGACATTCCATAAAAATCCCTGAAGTGCCTAAGCTCATCAGACATCTTATCTATTGCTGCCTTCTTGCTGGTAAGATCTTTGGTAAGTTTCAGAAGGTTCATAGTGTCAATGATCACAAGGGTAATTGTGTTTGGATCATTCTCAATATAAATCTTGTTATACTCATCCAAGTCTTCAATCTTACCATTAGCCAGTGCATGCTCTTTCAATTGCTTGGCAATACCAATA